ATAAATAATTTTTATAAAATTGCATTGAAGGTTTACCATTTATTAACAATTCACCAGAATCTGAATCTAAATAAATATCTTCTTTATAAATAGCTAATAATTCATTTAACGACTCCTTTGCTTTTTGTACTGATTTTGTTCCTATTGGAACAACCATTTTCATTCTATAAGTAGAATTCATTAAATTCCATATTAACCTTGTATTTTCCATTATTCTTAATAAATTAAATGATCTTACAAGTCTCTCAGTATAAGAAGCTCTTGAAACAATTGAGCCTTTTGAATAAGAAATATAAATAATTTGAGAATCTAATAATTGTCTTTTTAAATTTGGTATTTCCTCGTATTGCATCCAAACTCTTTTAAAACCATTTGGAGTATTTATAACAGCTGGTCTTAAAGAAGTAGGATCTAATTCTTTAAAACCTAAAATTTTATCACCTTTTTCATTATAAATTATCTCAAATGACAAAAAACCATCAATTAAAAATTGCTTAAATATTTGCCAAGCTGAAATATCATCATTAAAGTGAAATGCATTATAAATCCATTTAAAATTACTCTCTATTTTATTTAAAATTTCATCTTTTAGTTCTTCTTTTATATGATTAACTATGCCTGTTGTATCAGGTCTACAAAAAAAGTTTCTTTCATCATATACTATAGTTTCATCAGCTATAGTATCAAGAATCCATTCAATTTCACCATTCATTGCAAATTTTCTTAAAAATTCTCTTCTACTTTTATAATCTTTGTCAAAAAAAGCAATATATTTTTTAGGTCCTATATCACTCATTGCTAATGAATATAGTAAATCTTGCGGTAATGGACCTTCAGCGGAAAATTGTGCTTCAGTTACTCCTACAGCTTTTGACATTGACACTACTTTATCGTCATATTTCATACCTAAATTTGAAATATTTCTTATAGTATCAGAAATACCTGTAACTAAAGTACTATTGCCTAATCTTTTTATAAAACCTGCCATTTCACTCCACTTTTAAAATTTTTTTATTTTGTTTTTGTTATTCCAATAGATTTTTAAAAGTTCTCTTTCAGAAATCCCTACAATATCTTTTGCTTCTAAAAAACTTATATGATGCCAATCTGTATAATCTATAAATTTTGCATTTAATATTCTACCCCATATATATTGTCTTATTGCAAATTTCCAATTTGTTTTAGCAATAGTTCCCAATAAATATTCTAAAAGTCCATAATAATCAAAATTATCAGTAAATAATAAAGTTTGTCTTAATTTAGGATTATCGTCTAATTGTCTTTTATCTAAATCTTGACTTATAACATTTTTAAATGAATTCCATATTGATTCCAAAATATAAACTCTAATTTCTCTTGGTATAAAATTTAAATTAATTCCTAGTTGTAAATTATTACCAGTATTTGGATGAATATAATGTTTTATTATTAATGTAATTGGCCTTTTATCGTAAAAATCTAATTCATCTTTATATAAAGGGTTATACTTATAAGTGTAAATTCGTCCTGGTATTAAAAATTTAAAATTTGTTACAATATCAGATTTTGGATTTTTTTTAGGTCTAAAATATTCCTTTTGAAAATATCTATAAGATTCAATACCAGAACGCTCCCATCCTTGAGAACGTTCAATAATTTTATAAGCTGTTAAAGGTGATAAAATTTCAGAATAATTCATGTTTATTTGATTTTTTACGCATTTTCAGGTTTACCTTTGCCATTTTTCCAAATTCCTTTTTTCCATATTCCACCTTTCCATTCTCCATTTTCCCAAGTTCCATTTTCCCAAGTTCCATTTTCCCATATTCCATCTTTCCAAACACCATCTTCCCAAATTCCATCTTTCCAAATACCATTTTCCCAAGTTCCATTTTTCCAAGTTCCGTTTTTCCAAGTTCCATTTTTCCAAGTTCCATTTTTCCATCTTCCATTCTCCCAAATACCATCTTCCCAAATACCTTTAGACCAATAACCATCTATCCAAGTTCCAGATTTGAAAATAGGTTCGTCGTCTTTTTCAGAAAAAACAGAATCTTTAGAATATTTAGCATCTCCAAACCAAGGATATTTTTCAATAAAATAACTTGATCTTTTTACTGTATACTTACCACTTATACTATAAAATGTATATATAATATATTTTACATTAGAGTCAATGTTTTTAATAACTTTATTGAATGTATCTTCTGTACATAAAATAAATTCTTTTTTGTCTATATTATAAACAGCATGATCAAAAGTATCTAAATAAGGCATGTATTTAGGTTTAAATTCAGAATCCATTTTAATTGTAATTGTAAAATCTTTTATTGTTTTTTTCATATCATACGCTTCTTTAATTTTATATGCTTTTTTTGCATATTCCATCATCTCTTCAGCAATTTTATTATTATTAGCATAAATACGATCTAAATACATTCCTTGATCTGTTTTCCAAAGTAATGCTCTTGCAACTATTTTATCAGTTGTTTTATTTCTTTTTATAAATAATTTAACAACTGGTTTAAATTCGTTAGCATAAACATTTATAAATTCATTTTTTTCTTTATATCTCATGCAAGATCCACCAAGACCTCCAGAAAGACATTCAAAATTTGACTCTAAATAATACTTATTTATGTCTTTACCATCAACAAGTGCATATTCATAATCTGTATCAATTTGTCCACCAGACTCTCTATAAGCATAAACTTTTCTAACAAAAGCTTCTATGTCATTAGGTTTAATATGTATTTTTTTGTTCTTTATTTGATCCAATAAAGCTGTTATGAATTTTCCAACTTTCATTTCTTGTTTTGCTTTAGAACCATTAGGTTTTGTGTAGTGAATTTCAAAAAAATCAGATTTCTTAGGATGCACAAAAACTTCCTCTACATTTTTTATTTCACCGTCGATCTCCATTTCACCTTTAGCACTTAATTGATCTAATAAAAACAAAGCAATTTGATTTTCATTTTGAATTTTATTAAAAATTTCTTTAACGTCTTCAGAAAAAGTTATAGTTTGTTCATTTAAAGAATTATTTAATAAAGATTCTATTAGAACAAAAAGCTCAAATTGTTTAAAATTTAATATCATATTTTATTTATTTTTATGCATTTTCAGGCTTACCTTTGCCATTTTTCCAAGTTCCTTTTTTCCATATTCCACCTTTCCATTCTCCATTTTCCCAAGTTCCATTTTCCCAAATACCATCTTTCCAAATTCCATCTTTCCAAGTTCCATTTTCCCAATTTCCATTTTCCCAAGTTCCATCGTCCCAAGTACCATTTTTCCAAGTTCCATTTTCCCAATTTCCATTTCTCCAAAAACCTTTTTTCCAAGTTCCGTCTTTCCAAACACCATCTTCCCAAACTCCAATTTCCCAAGTTCCATCATCCCAAGTTCCATTTTCAAAAGTTCCATTTTTCCAAATACCATTTTTCCATTTTCCATTTCTCCAATCTCCATATTGCCATTCTCCATTTTTCCAAACACCATTTTTCCAAGTACCACTATGCCAAGTTCCATTTTCCCAAACACCATCTTCCCAAATTCCTTCACGCCAATAACCATCTATCCAAGTTCCAGATTTAAAAACAAGTTCATCTTCTTTTTCAGAAAAAACAGAATCTCTAGAATATTTAGCATTTCTAAGCCAAGGATATTTTTCAATAAAATAACTTGATCTTTTTACTGTATACTTACCATTTGTACTATCAAATATGTATTCAATATATTCTATATCAGAATCAATATCTTTAATAATTTTATTTAATGTATCTTCTGTACATAATGTAAATTCTTTTTTGTCTGTATTATAAACAGCATGATTGAAAGTATCTAAATAAGGCATATATTCAGGTTTAAATTTAGAATCCATTTTGATTGTGATTGTAAAATCTTTTATTATTTTTTTCATATCATACGCTTCTTTAATCTTATATGCTTTTTTTGCATATTCCATCATCTCTTCAACAATTTTATCGTCAGTAGCGTAAATACGATCTAAATACATTCCTTGATCTGTTTTCCAAAGTAGTGCTCTTGCAACTATTTTATCAGTCATTTTATTTCTTTTTATAAGTAATTTAACAAATTGCTTAAATTCGTTAGCATAAACACTTACAAATTTATTTCTTTCCTCATATCTCATACAAGATCCACCAAGACCTCCAGAAAGACATTCAGAGTTTGACTCTAAATAATACTTATTTATGTCTTTACCATCAACTAATGCATATTCATAATCTGTATCAATTTGACCATCTGATTCTCTATAAGCATAAACTTTTCTAACAAAGGCTTCTATATCATTAGGTTTAATATGTATTTTTTTGTTCTTTATTTGATCCAATAAAGCTGTTATGAATTTTCCAACTTTCATTTCTTGTTTTGCTTTAGAACCATTAGGTTTTGTGTAGTGAATTTCAAAAAAATCAGATTTCTTAGGATGCACAAAAACTTCCTCTACATTTTTTATTTCACCGTCGATCTCCATTTCACCTTTAGCACTTAATTGGTTCAATAAAAATAAAGCGATTTGATTTTCATTTTGAATTTTATTAAAAATTTCTTTAACATCTTCAGAAAAAGTTATAGTTTGTTCATTTAAAGAATTATTTAATAAAGATTCTATTAGAACAAAAAGCTCAAATTGTTTAAAATTAAGTATCATGTTTATTTTATTTTATTTTTTTATATATATTAAGAATAATTAAAACTCAGTTAAATCTAACAAAATATAGTATAAATTTTTATAAAATTTTAACATATATAATATATAAATGTTAAAATATATTAACCAAATATGTTAAAGAAAGTTGGTAGTAAAAAATTAGATTTACAAGAGATTTTTGAAGAAATAGTATCGTTGTTACATTATTATTCAATGAAATTATATTTTTCTAGAAGAAAAAAAGAAATATTTAATATATGTTAACAGTTACCAGAGTAGAATCACATATATTTAAGAACAATAAAGAACTTGATAAACTTTGTTTTAAATCAAAGAATCTTTATAATTCTGGTTTATATCTCTTTAAACAGACATTATTGAACGAGAATCATTGGTTATTCTATTCTGACTTTGTAAAACATTTTACGGGAACAGATGTTTATAAAGAATTACCAGCTCAAGTTGCACAACAAACATTAAGAATGTTAGATAAAAATATAAAATCTTATATTAGATCTATTAAAGATTGGTCTAAAAATAAATCTAAATATAAAGGACAACCTGCTTTACCAAAATATTTAGATAAAGAAAAAGGTAGATTTGTTTATATAAATCCTGGACAATCTATAAGTAGAAAAGATGATACAATTACATTGTTAAAGAAAGCATTTAAATTTAAAACAAAAATACAAACAGACTGGAAAATAAACGAAGTTAGAATTGTACCAAAACTTGGTTACCATAAAGTAGAAGTGGTTTACCAAAAACCTGTACAATTAAATGATACAAAAATAACTACAAGATTTTTAGGAATTGATTTAGGGCTTGATAATTTAATGAGTATAACTAATATAGACACAAACAGGCCTGAAGCGTTATGTAATAAACTCCTTGAAACAGCAGGTGATATGTCAGACTTCAGCACCCTGGTCAAAGGTACTCAAATCAAGTCCTTTAATCAATTCTATAACAAACAATTAGCGCAGATTAAATCTACATTAAAAACAGTAAACAACAAACATTGGTCTAAAAAACTTTCATTACTCACTCTAAAACGGAATCAAAAGATAGAAGATTATTTACATAAAGCAAGTCGAGCTATAATTGATTTAGCTTTACAATTTCAAATTGGAACAATTGTTATTGGACACAATAAGGATTGGAAACAAAAAATTGAACTTGGTAAAAGAAATAATCAAAATTTTGTTGGTGTTCCATTCAACAAATTGATCCAAATGATTCAATATAAAGCAGAAGAAGTAGATATTAAAGTTGTTGTTGTAGAGGAAAGTTATACAAGTAAAATAGACCATTTAGCAAAAGAGCCAATGAAAAAACAAGAAAATTATCTTGGTAAAAGAATCAAAAGAGGTTTGTTTCAAAGCTCAGTTGGCAAACTGATTAATGCTGATATAAATGGCGCTATAGGAATTTTAAGAAAAGTAGTTGGTGATGATTTCTTAGGAAGTCTAATCAATAGAGGTGATGTGTTTTCGCCAGTTAAATTAAGCGTTTAAATATTTTTTTTATAAAAACTTTTAACGATATTTAACAAAATTTAAACATATTTTATGTATAAACCAAACATAAACACAAAAAAATTCAAAAATGGTTTATTTAAACCTAAAAATCCTCAAAAATATATTGGAGAACTTAATAATATAATCTATAGATCATCTTATGAATATCAATTTATGGTATATTGTGATATGAATGTAAATATTTTAAAATGGAGTTCAGAACCTGTTGCAATTCCATATATTTCAATTTTGGACAATAAAGTACACAAGTATTTTATTGATTTTTGGATAGAAACAAAAGATAAAAAAATTCTTATTGAAATAAAACCTTATAAGCAAACATTAAAACCAATTTTAAAAGAAAATTATAATTATACACGAAAACAAATTGAAAATCATAGCTATGAATTAAAAGAATATATGTTAAATTTGTCAAAATGGAAAGCCGCAAAAGAATTTGCGGCTTCTAAAAATTTTGATTTTTGGATAATTACAGAAAATGAATTAAAAAAACTTTTTAATGACAATATTCATTAAAGATTTTCATTTTTTTTACCAATTATTTTTTCCCATTTTTCATAATCTTCATTAACAATTCTACGTATATAATCTGATTTACTTTCTGGAATATTATTACCATCAATAATTGCTCTCATTGTCAAATTATGATATATTTTATCTATAATTTCTTGTTCAAATTTAAAACATTGCATTTTTCTTGATTCATCCATAAATTTGTTTCCTTTTGTTGTTTTGGTGAACAACCACCTTTACTACCTTTACAACCTAATTTAACTTTAATTTTTTTCATTTTTTTTGTTTTTTTAGATATTGTAAATATTTTCACTTTGTTGTGAAAAATTAGTTATTTTTATATCTTTTCTTATTTCTGGATGACAAACATGCATACCCTTTGCAAATCCCATTTTAATAATTTGTGTATAATATGCAAAAACATTAGCCTTTGGGTGATTTTCGTTAAAAGATTTCCAATACATTAACAAATCCATATTTGCAGTTGAAATACAATCTTGTTTATCCATTGGATTTTTCCATTTTAAAGTCGTTGATAATTTAGTAACCATTAACATTAAAAGCTCTAAAGCTCTTGGTGTTAACTCTCCTTTGTTTTTAGAATTTAAAATTTCAGTTAACAATTCTTTTTTATCTAAATAATTTGCCATTAAATTCTTTTTTTAAAAAATTATATTAATTTTTTTAATATTGTTTACTTTACATTTTTCAATTCTTTAGCAATCTCTTCTTGATAACTTTTTAAAGTATTTATAACGGTTTGTATAGGATTTGGATTTATTTTTCCAAATTTATCCAAATAATTATACATTTCTGTTAAATTATTAATATAATTTATAAGATTTTCTGATATTTCAGAAAGTACTTTTAAATCCTCCTCAACAATTTTAGTATATGGATTTACTATATTATTTGAATTTTTATTTACTTTAAAATCATCTTTAACACCAAAACCTATGTTATTGTTTCCAGTTTTTCCTATATCTTCGTATAAATTAGATATTGATTTCATTTTTTTAATTTAAATTTTTAAGTTTTCCAAATAATTTTTTTGCTCTTTCGTCTTTTTCAGTTGCAAAATGTAAACTATTTGCTTTTGCAGCTTTAGCTTCTATATCTGTTAAATTTTGTGCAATTTCACCATCAATTTTTTCTATATCATCTAAACTAGTCGAAATAGTATTACCTTCATCGTCTAAAACACTTATTTCTTTTGTAACTGTATTTATCGCTGTTACTTTTCCAACAATACCTGAGTTTTTAATTCTTACTGTATCACCTGCTTTTAAAGCATTATCATCTTCGCTAATATTACTTATTTTATTAATTGATTCTTCTAATGAAAAATATTCAGATTTTAATTTATTAATTTCATCTTCTATAATAATTTTTAATTTATTAATTGTCTCAATAGATTTTGAATCATTTAATAAAATATCAGCTTTAACTTGTTCATCAATTTGAATTAATTTTTGATGTAATTCGTTAATTTTAGTTTGTATTTGTGATTGTTTTTCTTTTAATATACCTATTTCTTTAGCAGGTCCTTTTAAATATTCAAATAATTTTTCAGAAATATCATACTTCATAAATTCAAATAATGAATTTCGCAATTGAAGTCCATTAATATTCTTTTCAAATATACTAATTCTTCGTTGAGGATCGGACTTTAATAAACAAAATTCTTCATTAACTTTAAAAACTATTGCTTTTGAAAAACCTTGTTTAGATCTAATTTCTTGAGCAATATCAATATTTATTAACGTATCAAGATTTTCCCATACCTTTTTAACTTTTAACAAATCAGAATAATGTAATGAACTAAATAATTTTGATTCCATTAAAATTTTATAAACATCATTTGTAATTTCTACATTATTTAAAAATGCTCTATTAGGTAAGTTATCTCTAATTTCTAATAATATTTGTGAATTATTAATATTAATTAAAACTTTATTTTCAGTTACTTTAACATAACCATTATTAATAAATTCATTAATTACTTTAAATGTTTCTGGTAAAACTAATATTTCATTTTCACTTAATTGAGTCAATTCAGTTCCATTAAAATTAAAATATTTTCCACTTGTATAAAATTTCATATCTTCAGAAACTTCTGAATCAATATAAATAAATGAATATACATTATTTACATCGTATGCTTTATTTTCGTTAACTAAAAACATAGAATCATCGTTTTCGTATTTCGCAATTCGTTTCATTGCTTCCATAACATTTGGATCATAAGAATATATTTTCATTTTTTCAATTAACGAACGCCTTGATTTTTTTTCATAAAAATGTTCTTCTAATAAATCGATTATATTGTTAAATTTTAATGAATATTTTGAAGCTTTCATTTCGTATATCGATTTCGCTAAATCAATATCTTCTGAATATTTTTTAAAAATTTCTGTTATTTGATTAACTACCCTTTCAATTTTTGGATCATAATCGTAAGGCTTAATTGTTTCTAATAACGATTCTGCTATATAAATCACATTAAAACCGTTTTTATAACTTTTATAAAGACCATTTAACGGATACTGAATTTGAACATTTTTTTTAAAAACTTCAGATTCAAATATATCATTAAACGACTTTTCTAATTTCATTGTATTCAGAGTTTGAATTTTTAATTCATTCTCAAAAAATTTTTTAGCAGGTTTATCTAATTTAACATGTGATAATGTCTCTAACATTGATAATGCCTCTAAAATTGATTCTCGCAATAAATGTTCATTGCCAAACTGAACAATTTCTAAAATTCTTTTACATTCATTTTTCACTTCTTGAACTGTTGTTTCCAGCTCTAAAGCAATAAGTCTATCTTTAAATGTTTTCATTTATGTATTTTTATTTTGTAGTTTACAAACTTTTTTATATATATTAAAAAAATTTCAATTTGTTTTTTAGTTCATTTCAATGTCTTTGTTTAAAACTCTTCCAGTTAAAAGATCTTTATCGTCATAAATTTTATTGCCATCACTACCATCATTTAAGTTTACATCGTTTACATTACCAATAGATGTTGTATTTAAACTGTCATCGGCAATATAATCACTAATTGGAATTTCGTCTCCAATATTTTTAAAATTAAAACTTGAACTATGAGTAGCTATATTAAACCCTTCCATTCGCTGAGATTTTTTAAATTCACTTGTTGGATCTTTAACATACATGTAACTTTCTATTTCTAAATTAAAAGTTAATGAATTTTCATTTAAATCTCCAAATGAAAATTCATAACTATGTTCAATTGTATTGTCTTCTGGAAATCCCACGTGAGCTCTAATTGGCATTCCTTCGTGCATAAACTCAAAAGCGTGAGACTTATAAAATATTTTTACAATATTTTCCCAAACTCTCATTAACATTGAAAGAGTATCTGTTTTAATTTTAACTTCAAATTGAAAACCTAAAGGAATTGTATTTATATTAGCAGACATTGTTTCAATTTCAGTCTCTGTTTCAACTTGATATTCTCCTCTAACAAATCTATTAGTTAAAGAAGATGCAATAATCGAGGCAGATGACAAAGTTATGTGACCTCTTGGTATAATATCATAACTACCCTCAGCAACTTTATTTCTTATACTTTGATTAAAAGCTGTTTGTTGAAAAATATCTTGTATAAATCTTTCATCACCAGATGCATTATAAAAAAATGGAATTATGTATTCGGTTTCTTCGTTGTCTAAATATTGTTTAATAATTAATTTGTTGTTTAAAAATTGAATTAAAGCAACTATTAAATTAAAAACAAAATCATCATTTAAGTTTTGTTTGTATAAATATTCAGACATCAAATGTTATTTTTTTTATATATTTTTTTTAATTCTTGAAAACCCATTTATTTTTTCAATAAAATAGCAATTATCAAATAAATTCTCATCCATAATACTATGATTTATGACGAATGTATGGAAATTTAATTCTTTACTTAAATCTTTTAAAATAAGTAGTAAATTATCGATACTTTCTATATCCAAACTTGAAAAAACTTCATCTAAAAATAACAAATTAATTGATGGAATTTTTAATTTTAAAAAGTATAAAATACTTATTAAAACTGAAATATCAATTTTTTTCTTTTCACCTGTTGATAATGTGTGTACCTGTATCTCATCACCTAAAGAAGTTATTTTAGCATTAAAATTATCATCAAATTTAACATTATAATTAACATTTAATTTTTTTAAATATTCTGGTATTTTTTTATTAATTGTGGGTAATAGTGTTTTTATGTAATACTTTTTAAAACCTTTATCAGAAAAAATTTCCATCAATTTGTTTTGAATATCTTTTTCGTTTTCAAAAGTAATTAATTCTGTTTCAAATTCTTTAATTTTTTTTAAATTTGACTTAATAATACTTTTTAGTTCGCTTGTGTTATCGTTTATTTCTTTATTTGAAATTGATCGTTTTTCATAAACTAATTCAGAAATTTTAAATTCAATATTTTTTATTTCTTTTAAAATTTCATTATATTTTTGTCTATATTTTAATAATTGTTCATCGAATTTATTTAATTTAACTAAATATTCTTTAATTAAACTTTCTTTTTCATTAAACTCTTTTTTATATTCATCTAATAATTTTTTAAAATCATCAGTATTAAATGGTGAACCACAAACAGGACATTGATTTTTACTAAATAAATTAATTTTTTCTTCTATTGACGATTGTTCGTATTTATTTTTTTGAACTAAATTTTTAATTTTTAAAATATTTGTTTCTATTTTATTAATTTTTGAAGCAAATTCTTCTTCTTTTTTACTTAATTCAGTATTTATAATATTTAAATCATTAATTTTTTCATCTATTTTATTTATATCAATTTGGATTTTTTCTTTTAATTGTTTTAAAATTAAAGCAATTTTATTTTTTAATTCACCATTTTGATTATTAAGTATATCTATTTTATTATTTAATAATTCAATATTTTTATTTGTTAATTTTGCTTCATTTTTAACATCTTCATTAATTTTATTAATTATTTCAATTCCAAAAATTTTATCTATAATCTTTCTTTTATCGTCAGGCGACAACTCAATAAAAGATTTAAAATTGTTTATTGAAACTGCTATTGTATTATTAAATAATAACTGTGGTACACCTATTAGTTCATCTATAAGCTCTTGTTGCTTTGATTTATTTGCTTTGTTTGAAAATTTATCATCATTTTCTAACTCTACTTTAAGTGAAGTAGGTTCTAAAGTTCTTTGAATATTTAAATTTTTACCATTTACTTCTAAATCAATTTCAACTTTTAAATTTTTGTTTATACGATTTGGCAAATCTTTTAAATTTTTATTAATTACTTTACCATAAATAGCAAATTCTATAATTTCTTTTAAAGTGGACTTTGCGCTACCATTTTTACCATAAATTAAATCAAATGAATTGTCATTGTTGAATTCTAAAGTTTGGAGTTGATTACCATAAGCATTAAAATTTTGAAAAGTAATTTTTTTAATTTTCATAGTTTACTTTAAACTGTTTCACAAATATTGTTCTATTTTTTTTACTAAAATATTTTTTAAATTTTCGTCATAATTTAAAGAATTTATATAATTTTTTATAGATGTAAATATATCGTTGTTAAATATTTCAACTTCTTCAATAAGTTCATCATCTTTATTTTTAATAATTGAAAATTCTATTTTTTTTGCATTACCTTTTTCAAAATTTTTAATAATATCATTATTAAAATCTTCTTCGTTTATTTCGATTTCTACAAAATTATTATTAATTTCATTTTTAAAATCAATATTTTTTATGTCTTTATATTGAATTTTTTTATATTCTGGTGAATAATTGTTTTCAATAAAATTAATTTCATCGTTATTTAAATCAATCCAATAAATTCCTTTTTTATTATTAATGTCATTCTTTGTTATATGATAGGGACTACCAATTACATATAAATTATTTATTTGTTGTCGTAAATGAATATGTCCTGTGAATATTTTTATTTTATTGTCACTATCTAACTCTAAACCATTTTCTATTTTTGAAAAATTATTATAAGATACACCATTAAAATCTGTATGACAAAAAAAGTAATCAACACCTGATTTTTTTACAAGTTCATATTCATTTTTTAAATCATTATGATCCTCGATCCAAGACAATGCATATACTTTTTTATTATTAAAATTTAAAATTTCTTTATTATAAATTATTTTAATATTTGGAATATTTTCAAAAATTTTAATTGGAGTTACTGAATTTTCATTTGAATTTTCTAAATTATTTAAATCATGATTACCAATTAAGATATAAATTGGTAAAATTTCAGACATATATTTAAATATTTTTAAAGCACTATACAAAACTCTATTATTAGTTATAGTTCTATTGTCAAAAATATCACCTAATACAAATAAATAAGAGTCTTTGCTGTGTTCAATTAAAATAGGTATTAAAAAATTATAAAAATAATTTTCTTGATTTTTTAAAAATTCAATTGAGTTACTATGAGCACCAAAATGTATATCTGAAATTAAAAAAATTTTACCCATTTATGAAATACCAGTTAAATTCTAAATTTTGAGGTAAATCCAGGTATTCTTGTTGCTTTGTAGTATTTTCAGTATACTCAGTTTGTTCTATAGCATCTAATTCTTTTGACCAATTTGACAATAATTTAGTTACATCGTTTACAAAATTTTCGTTGTCTTCAGTCTCAACGTTTAATTCTGAAATCTTATTCATCGTTGCCATTATTTCATCAGTCATTTCAAAAATTTTATCATATTCTTTAAAAAAAATTCCAAATATTACATATTTTTCATCATAAATATCATAAATTTTAAAATGCTTAAAATCATTATCTTGTAAAATTATCCTTTTAGGAATTTTAATTCCAAATACTATTTTTGTCATATTTTTCTCCAATTCGTATTTAATTTATCTAAAAAAATTTCTCTTGGCATTGTTTTATTTATTAAAAAATCTTGCTCTTGTTTCATATTTAAATTTAAAACTTTAAGTATGATAACCCCATTTTTTTCAATCATTGGTTCCAATAATTTAAATGGTACTATACCATTTCCATTTTCGTAATCATCTGAATAAAAAATAGACCCTACTACAATATCTTCAGCTCTCACAGAGAACATTTTTTGTGGCATTTCCATATATTTTTCCTTTAAAATAATTTTGTACTTTTTATATCTTTAAAAATATCATAATTTTTATCCAATTCTTTCAATAAAATTATTTTATATTGATTTGGGATCATATCGTAAAATAATTTATAATTTATATTCACAATATCTGCTATTGTTATAAATATTTCAATTTCTGAATAAATTGTTTCTTTAAAATTAGATCGCATATATTCAAAATATTCAGAAATATCAAATTTTGATATTTTTTTATTTGTTGTTTTATATTCTTTCCATTTTGAATTTTCTATAATATCATTCAAAATTTCATATAATTTATAATTATGATATTTTGTATAATCGTCTGTTGTATCTTTAAATACAGGATCTATAGCAAAATTATTATAACTCTCAAATTCAACAGTTCCCGAATTATACGAATTATCCAATATTTTATCCCCAGGTCGTCGGTTCATCAATATCTCCATTAATTTTATTAACATTTTTAAAAATGTTATCATTGGTATAACTTTGAGTATTCATATCCTGTTTAACTCTCATTTGTTCATAATTAACTAAAAAATGTTGTTTTTCATGTATGTATTCACTGTCTCTTAATGCCAATGCTTTTAAAATATATTTTCCATCAGCTCTCATACTTTCATCTTGAATTATTCCAAACAATGCATCGACAGTTGAAATTAAGCCTATTGATTCAGATACATCTTCTGCACTTAATTCAGTACTTGATTCTTTTTTTCTAACAGTTTGCGTTGCTGTAATAACAACATAATTTCCTCTAACAGCCATAGCTCTTAAATCTTCAGAGATTGTTTTTATTTTCAAATAAGTATTTTCAGAATTTGAATTTCTCCAATTTTTCATAATATTTATATAATCAACTATAACTGCATCGATTTTTATATTTTGTGTTTCTTCTAATTGCTTAATATAATTCTCTATTTCTGGTACACCAGCAGCACTTGTTGGAAATTCTTTTATAAATAATTTACCTAATCCATCAAGACGTGACTCATATCGTTTTTTAAATTTATTTAAAATAAGTTTAAATTTTTTTTCGTCATTTGAAATTTCATCATAATCTTTCATATTTATTTTTAATAAATTTGAACCTACTCTTTTGATGACTGATTTCTCTGACATTTCTAATGTTATAATAACTACATTTTTTCCAAGTTTAACTAATTCAGCTGCTAAATTTGTCATTATTAATGACTTACCAGATTTTTGTTTGCCTAAAAACGCTACTAAAGTTTTTCTTTTATAACCGCCACCTAAACATTTATCAAAAAACGGATAACCAGTTGTAAAATAATCACTTTTTAATTGTATATGTGCTTCGTAGTTTAAAAAATCTAATCCTTGGCTAAAACCAAATGACAAATTATTTCGCTCTAAAATTATTTCTTTTACTTTTTCAACTATTTCAACAACGTTATCAACTTTTACATCACTTGATTTCATAAAAGTAATAGCGTCAAACATTGAATTATCTAAAGTTTTCCAATAAATTATAGCTTCAATTGTCTTTTTTAACCATTCAGTGTCATATTCAGTTAAATCAATTTTGTATAAATTGTCTATTATTGTAAAATATGTTTCAGTATCGATTTCGTTATTTTTTTCAGATTCAATATTTATAAGTTCTTTAATTTGTTTAGAAGTTGGTACTGAATTAAATTTTTCTACAAATCCTTTTTCAATTTTATAAATAAATGCTAATTCTTTATTTTCAAAATAATTAGTTTTTACCTTCTTATATAAATTGGGATTACTTCTTATATAAGAATATAGTATTTTTTCTAATTGAATAGAATTTGTCATTGTTTTTAACCTTCAGTTTCATTTAGTTCTATTTCATTTTTTTCAAGCTCAATAATATTTGCTATATCTTCTAATTCAGTTTCTAAATCATTTGATTTTGGAAGTTCAAAAACTTTTTGAATTTTTTTATCAAGCTCTTTTATAATTTCTTTTGTAAAAACTTTATTTGTAAACAACTCTTTTGGTGATATATGTTTCTCTAAATGTTTAACCGCTATTGTTCTACCAGTTGTTGTAGGTACAAATTCACCTTTTTCTATTTTACCCCAACCAATTCCACATGTTTCCCAGTCAACATAATCATCTAAACCAACATACGGATTCATACCTTTATAAAATGAAATATGAAACTTTATAGGAATATTTGATTTTGAAAACCTTGATTTTTTAATAACAGAACGAACTACTATTCCAGTTGCTGCAGAATCAGCTGTTTCTTTTAACTGTGATTTAAATAATTCTACAATTATTGAACCATTATATGCAGGACCACCACCACCTGACATTGTATTTCCGTGTGTAAACATATCAATAGAAGCATAAACATGATTAGTTATTATAACTGGTATATCAATTCTACCTAATTTTGAAGTACAAACTCTAAATAATTTTCTTAATTCTTTAGGTCTTGTCATATCAGCTTTATCGGAACCTGTTTGAACATCTTTTATTTCTTTATCAGTTGACAAATTAGCTAATGAATCTATAATAACTATGTATTTGTCAACTTCAACGTTTTTTGCTTTTGCTTCTTGTAATGTATCAACAAAATTTACAAGAAATGTTGAAAGTCTATTCACTGTATCAATATCATCAACATAAATCATTGATGTCGTATCGATCCCAAAACGCTCAAACATTAAATCATCAGCAGCTTTTTCACTATCGATCCATATTATTTTATAGCCCTTTTTTTGTGCATTTTTTGCTATATTAAGACATAAAAACGTTTTACCTGTGTTATGATTTGAAAATCCACCACATAAATATCTATGATTTATATGATTAATTTCAAAATCATAAACAATAGAATCTTCTATTGTTTCTTTACTTAAAATTACTTGATTTCCTTTTTCACCAACTACAAAAGAATTTATATTTAAATTTTCAGTTTTAATAAATCCTTCAGGTGTTTCAATTAAATGGTCATAAGAGCATTTTATTGAATAATCTTTAGTTAATAACTGATACATTTTACGTTTTGGCTTTTTAAAAATTCTGTTTATTTTATTATAGCCATCTAATGAATTTACATATATTCGTTTATCTTTATATTTTGTAAATAATTCTTCTACTTCAATCTCTATTGAGTTTTTTTCACAATGAATATTAAATATTTTTTCAATTAGTTCATCGTCTAAATCATGTTTGTTAATATTAAAAGTTTTTTCTATTTCACTAAAATTTTTATAAAATTTTAATAACTCATTTAATTTTTCTTCTATTGTACTCATTTAAAATCTCACTTTTAAAAAATTTCTTAAAGTTCATTTGTGATCTTGTATAGTTTCAATTTCTTTTTCTTCGTCAAATTGAGATATGTATACTTTTATTTTTTGAGTAGGATGCAAACATCCAGATTCTCCAGCTAACAATACAGTTCTACCAGAAGGTATACCTTTTTCTAAAGAACTTGAAATTTGTGCATTTAATAATAAATTGCCTGTGCTAATCCAATCTTTAATTTTAACTCGTTCATTCGTATCTGCAATATTAATTTCCTCAACTAAATTTAATATACTTAATTTTTTCGCCAAATCATTTATTGAAAATTTGGATCCAATACTTTCTTCTATTTTCTTTTTTGCCATTTCTATTTTCCTTTTACAAAATTTTCATTGTTTACTAATCCCATTTTATTAAATAAGGTGTCATATCTATTTTGAATATAAAACTTTACCAATTCCTCAAGTGCTTTATCCTTTGTAGAATATAATTCACTTATATAATCTTTTATAAAAAAGAACCAAGCTTGTTCATCAGGATCTTCATTTAAATATCCAACTATATTATTATTTGCACTATCATATATTATATCCAATGCTCTATGAATATCAAGTTGTTTTAAAATAGGTGGTTTTAATTGTTTCATCAAATATTTCCTTTTATTTCTTCAATTTTCAATTCAGAACCAAGTAAATCTTTAAGTTTTTGACTGATTATTGTTTCATTTTTATATAAAATATTTATATTATCTTTTATTGTTGCTAATTTTAAGTCAATACTAAAGTTTATACCATTTGTCGCTAATCCAATTTTATTTGGAATTTCATTTTTTATAATCTTATCAATTTCTTGTTTAACATAATCTTCGATATACAATTCAAAATTTGTAATATCATCTAAAACTTCTTTTAATTTTTTTCGCATATACGTTAAACTTAAATCAGCTTTTATTTTATCATCCGAAGGACCCCAAACTTCTTTAGAAGTTGTCAAATATTCAATTTTCTTTTTTATATCTTCAACACTTATTTTATCAGCCATTTTAAAAAATTTTTTTAAATGTTATTAAATTTTCAGGTATACTATTTTTATTAAAAAGTTTCATAAATTTTTGAATAGGTTCAACTATTAATTTATAAAACATTTTATCATAATCAAATTCAGGTGCAAATTCAATAGGAAAATATCCATTTATAAAAGCAAAGGTTTCATAATTTCCTTTTGAGTAATAGTATTTTATTCTTGATGACTTACGTATTAACATGTACTTATTTCTAAAATTTCTATTTTTTAACAATTCACTATTATAATTTGCTGCTGCTTTTATGTGTATAGGAGTTTTACTTTCAACTATAATTTCATTTTTTTTGTGAGTAACATATTTTTCATATTCTCCTATACCAACTGACATTGAAATATCGTTAATATCTTGAAGTTTAAATTGTTTTTTAATGTTTTTTAATTTTTCAATAATTTCATTAGTTGATATATTAAAATTATTTTTAAAAAAATACTTCATCAATTCATTTAATTTATCTCTTGCAAATTTTGGGTATGTTTTATTTATAATTTCAACGCCTGCAATTTTAAATTTCTCTAACGATTCATATACTATATCATTTGCCCATTTAATTGACAAAATATAATGATTTTTTGAAAAAAATGCAGCATATTCAGATATTGATTTTAGTTCAAAATTATAAATACTATTTGTATTATAATTATTAGAAAATTTATCTATTTGTAATTTTATAAATTGCTTTAATCTATAATTATAAAGATTTAAAATGAATTCAATTTTTGAGTATTCAAATTTACAACTATTGATTACAGTATTAAAATCTATAAATAACGAATCAACAACACCAGCTATAATTAAATTACGATCTATAGGTTTAACGTCAGTAACGTTCAATATTTTATGTAATTTTTTATCTTTATGCCAATAATCTAAAAAATATTTATTTATAATATTACTTGAAAACTTTATTAATGTTTGTCCTTGTAAAGCTATTGTTTCAGCTATATCTTTATTAAAAAAATTAAAATATTTATTACCAAATACGCCATAGGAAGAAACAAGAATTCGTTTTATAGCTTTTTCTAAATTTGAAACATTATTCCTATTAGAAATTAAATTTTTTAATTCTATTTCCAGTTCTTCCTTGGTCATATTTTCATATTCTTTATTCAAAATCGTCCTGTGACTCCAATAAACCTGAGGCTAATTTAAAATTGTTACTGTCAAAAAACAAAATAGCATTTTCTTTTAAATAAACATTATAATCTTCACTGTCTATAAATTTAAAAATTGACCTGTTAATAATAAATTTTTTAATTTCATTGTTTAAAATTTTAAACTCACCATCGAAATTTAATTCAAATTCTGAGCCTATAAAAGTAACTTTTGAATTCTCAGTACTAATTATAAAACCACCTTCAACTTCTAAATCAGTCAATTGCTTTAATTTAAATAAAAATTCTTTATCTAAATAAATATTAGCAAAACTATTTTTTATATCAAATAAATTTTCAATTTTATTATCTTCAATTTCATTAAATTCTAAATTATTTAAAACTTTTATTATTTTTTTAATATTTTTTGTTTTTAATTCAATTTGAGTAGCTGACATATCTGTTTCGTCGTAAGAAATAATAAATTTACAATCTCCTACTGCTAATAAAGCTGCTTTAAATTTATCAATATTATAAACCCATAATTTTATAGTTTCATCTATTTTATCATTTTTTTTGGAATATGCAAATATATCATCAAATTCTATAGTTCCATACTTCATAATATTTAATTCATCTTTAAATGTTTTTGCTATTAATTTATCATTACTAATTTCTAATAAAATATTTTTATCTAAAACTCTAAATTTTACAATAAAATCAATTAATGATTTTGAATTTAATAAATTTAACTCAATTTTTTTCACTTTTAACCTCGTAGTATTTGTTTAAATTTTCTATATATTTTTTTATTTTTTCGCATTTTTCATAATCTTCTTTATTAATATAAAATTGCAATAAAGTATTAAATATTTTACTCCTATATTCTAATGAATCTTCAATTACAAATTCTGTATTGTCTATTTTTAATATAAAATTTTTCATTAATTGTTTAAAGCTTTTTTTACTACCAAACAAATATTTATATAAGCTTGACATTATTTTTTCAGTTATCATTTCTTTTCTACTTAATGATTGTGTAAATTCATTAGTTACTTCATCGTCTTCTTTAAGTAAAGAAAGTA